TCGGGCATAGGTTCAGGTTCGGGTTCAGGCTCAGGCTCAGGCTCAGGTTCAGGCTCAGGCTCAGGTTCCGGTATAGGCTCAGGCTCGGGCTCGGGCTCAGGCTGAGGTTCTGGTTCAGGCTCGGGCTCTGGGTCATTATCAGCTTCTGGTTCAGGCTCTGGCTCTGGTGGAATTTCATCAGGAATGAAAATATCACTAACAGGGACATTTTCGCTATTTGTCACAACAGTATTAACAATATTAGTGACATCCACATTAGATGCATCAAAATCAGGTTTATTCACAGGGTCACTAACAATATCTTGTGATGCCACACTCAACTTTACACTGCTTGTAATAATATTTTCAAATGTACCAGTCGCAGATGCAATTTGTGTATTGACTTGGTTGACAAAACTAGATACATTGCTAATTGCATTAGAAGACAATGTAATATTATTATCTTGTGACACTTGATTTACAATTTGAGTCACATTATTTACATCTGTTAATACAAATTCACTACTTGTTGTTTCAACTTGGCTTATGATTGTTTTTACTAATGAATCAATAATAACATCTTGATTGCCATCAGTAGTTACACTATTTGCCATAGTACTAGTAATAACATTTAATTGATTTATAACTTTTGCCTTTGAGCTATCATTATTAGCAATATAATCGTTACTTATCTCATTCACATTAATATTAAATGCATTACTAACAACTTGTTTAGAATTATCCAATAGTGATTTACTAAGAACCAAACTAGGATTTGTGGCAATTTTATTTTCAACAATTTTTGAAAGAATATTTGTAATTGGATTATTTACCAATTCTTTAGTGTTAGAATTAACAACATCGTTTTTACTACTAATACTATTTATGGATTTAGTATTTGGCTTATTTGTAGTAATATTAATACCGCCGGTAAATGTGATTTTGAAAAATTCAGGTAATGAATCAACAGGTGTAGAAATATTATAAATACCAAATAAATTGGTGGTAAAAGTTTCAATTACAGTATTTGTTGCCAAATCAATAAGCCTACCTGTTGCTCCTTTAATATAACCATTTTGTACTTTACCACTTAATTGTTGTGTTTGTACTTCCTCAGAATTATCAGTACTAACAACAGTCATCGCGGCAAACTCATCATCACTAGTTGTGTCAAAGTTATTAGTTATCAATTTTAATGTATTCAAAATAATGTTTTTGTATGTATCAATAGTATTAAACAAATAATTAATATTTCCACTATTATCTTCAATAAATCCACTGAAAGCAATATTTACAGAAACAATAATTGAATCGCTACTGTTTTCAAATACAGTAATAACATTGTTACTAGAAATATCTAAACCGTTCGCATATACATTGCTAATTTGTGATAATAATAAAGTCTTATCATCAGCAGCTAATGACGATAATGTAATAGGCAAGTATCTGTATTTTATGACACAGTTAGTGGTTTTTGGTTCAGTGACATCCGCAAAATTATCGCTTGTAACAAGAGTCATTTTATCGTATGTAGTGTCAATATTAATAGTGAAATCATTGATTAACACTTGTATAGTGCTCAATAATACATTCTTAATATGTAAAATAGTAGTATCCAAAAATGTGATTACACTGCTATTATCACTTAAAAAGCCACCACTTTGAATAATGATAGATACAATAAATGAATTTGTTGAATCAGATTCAAACCCAATAGTAGTATTGAAAGGAATATCTATTCCAGAATTATACAAGTAATTCAATTGATTCACAATACTTTCTTTGTCATTAGTTGTCAAAGATGAAAGAGCAATATTTGTTATTTTGTAACCAATTTTGTATAATGATGTTGGTACCTGAGAATTATCAAAAGCAGTAACTTTCATGTTCTCATATGTATCATCAGCAACAATGGCAGTGGAACCAGTATCAAATCTATTGAGATTGACCTGTAGTATATTAACAATATAATCCTTGAAACCATCTAATGTACTACGTAATTTATTGATATTTGTCATGTTTGAATCAATCTCACCGTCAAAATAGAATTGTATTTTGCAAATAAGAGAACCTTGTGAAAATTCAAGTATAACGTCATTTTGGTCCAAATTGAATACGTCTATGTATAGCTGAGAAATACTTTGTTTGATAGATTGTTCCTGAGAAGATGTAATGGATGTTTTGTTTACATTCAGAAATTTATAGTAAACATTTGCTGTTGTTATAGTTTCTGGTGCAGGCTCTGGTGCAGGCTCAGGTGCAGGCTCTGGGGCAGGGGCAGGTGCAGGCTCTGGGGCAGGTGCAGGTGCAGGTTCAGGATATAAATTATCTGAACCAACCAAACATATTAATAATGGCACACGTTTTGTTTTGGTTATAATATTACTAGTGTCATAACTATTGCTACTTAATACATTTGCCACACTAGGATCAATATTAATATTATATGTCAATTGAGTACCTTCTGAAATATAAATTTTGTCTCCAGCAACAAATCCATGTTCAATAGAACTAGAATTACGATTACTAAAAATATTATTTGTTGCGGCTTGTTGAAGAAGATTATTTATATTTTGTAGAGTAATAGATCCTGTTAATTGATTGATGTATTTTCCAGTACCATCATTTGAAAATGGATTCTTGAACAAATCATAAAGCTGTGATATTGTGAGGGAACTATTCAATTCACTATTGTTATTAATAGTAAATAAATCCGATAAACTTCCATTATAATTGAAATAAGTCTTAATCAAGTTCTCAAATTCACTATTTATATTTGTTAATTCACCAACACTTAAAATTTGCGCGTCAGATGTCAATAAAGTGCGTAATTGTGTTGATGATATGGTAATATTTTGTACTGGAAAACTATTAGATGAAGCATTATAAGTTGTGCTCAATACACAACCATGTGAATCTTTGTATATACCAAGCAATTCATTGAAAGCGCGAACATCTAAATTAATTTGTATAGCATTCGTAACATCATATTTCAATATGACACCATTGTTTGTGGTTTGTGTCATGTTAGAAAACCCCTTTTCCATAGCGAAATTACCTGTGCCATGGTAACAGTAGTAGAGACCAGACAAGCCCGAATCGTTTTGCGACGTATTCGTATTATGAGTGCTAGTCATTATATAAAATAGCTATAAAAATAATAATCAATATATTATTATTATAAATCGTACATTATTTTTAATTTTAATACAAAGGAAAAATCAGAATTATTCATATAAATAATTCTTCCATATTCATCATACAACTGTATTTTCAATCGTTGCAAATCTACAGGGCCAAAATATCTGCGTGGTTCACATAACAAATTTGAGGAATTTTCCATTAAGTATGTGAACTCCTCATTTTTGATATGAATTCTAGAAATAGTATTTTCATGAATATGGTTATCAAATGCACTTAAATAAAGATTGTTGACACTTTTTTGATAATCTTCCACTACTAAATATATTGTTCTAAATGGTTTCACATTAATAATGCTATTTGAAACAATCACATTGACACACTTATATTGTAATTGTGTGAACCCTAATACATAGCCTATTTTAGTTTTATAATTGACTAAATCACGTTGACCATTAGAACCTAATTCAAAATCCATTCCAAAACACGATATATTGTCATTATTACTTCTTATAATAGTCTTACCAGTTCCTAGTCCTTCATCATTAACATCAATAGAGAATTCTAAATATTGAAATTCATCTTGACAGTTCAATAATAATTTGTTTATTTTTTCAATCAACATACATGCATTGTATGTTCCATCATCTAAAAAAAATATTTTTTCCTTTTTTTCTTCTCCAATATTCATAAAAATATAAAGATAGTTGTTACCATTATAAGAAGAAATATTGTAAAAACAATTCGGCAATTCAATGCTAGACAGTTCCATAGAAACTACTTTATTTATTTTGGAAGGAAGTTGTATGGAAAAATCCGATGATTGTGTTTTATCGTAGTTATCTCGGAATTTCGTGTCAATATTCAAGCATTTTTCAATAATACGATTATTGAGCGGATTCAAAGTTCCTTCAAAAAATTCACTATTATTTGTATACATGTAAGACTTCACAGGTCTATTGAGAATTTCGTCGTTTCTATTTGGATTCTGAATAGGATTGATGAGCGGAGTCATATTTTGTTGTTGCTGTTTAACTGGCATTAATGGAGAACTATCTGGTACTTCTAGTGAAGTTTGTCCAAATTTTGTGAATAAAAGCCATTGTTTTGCAGCACTAATAAATACAATAACATCGCGCACCATATTTTTATCCACTAAATTGCTTGAAAGAAGCAAGGTTCTCATTTCATATGCTTTTAAATCAATATCTTGCTGATTATAACCGTCTTGTAATTGCAAGAATTTCTCTATATCTTCAATGTTATAATTTTCAATATTTAAATCAAAAGACGACATATATATAATTTTCATAAATATATATGTCGGAAATTACTAGGCGTTTTCTAATTGATCAATTCGTATAGACAATAAATCTATTTGTTTTTGTTGGTCTTGTAGAGCCCTCCATAAAATGGGTGTTAGTTTACTATAATCTACATAAACTTCTTCATTACCTACATGAACCAATTGTGGTAGATGTGTTTCCAAATCATTTTTTGAGAATCCATAGTACTTATGAGAACCTAGGGTAAATTCAACAGGTTGTATATTTGATATTAAGGAATTTACACTAAAATTGCGTGTTGAATCACTAGGTTCTCTCAATTTTGTATTATAAAATGTCATATTTTCTTTGTGAGTAATAGAACCGACTTGTTCATCCTTGTTTTTCAGTGAAATTATTTCCGGATTATGAGAACTTATGTTCATTTGATGACTATTTATATGGTCCTTTGTAATAGAAAACCAATCTTGAGAACATAATCCAAAATGAAAACCATTATTATAGTACAACCGACTACTATCTGTTTGCCTATTCATATAAATACTTGATTGGCCATTCGCCTGTGTTGAATCCACAATCATAAAATTATTTGAAATGTTCAATTGTTCTGTTTGTATTTTATTTGTTATAGTCAATTCTTCGCAAATAAGAGAACCATTATATGAAATGTTATGTTCTCCGTTTTCTACAAAAAAAGAATCACCTTGTGGCCCTTGTGGTCCGACTTCACCGGATGGTCCTTGTAATCCTTGTAATCCTTGTGGTCCAACTTCACCTGATGGTCCTTGTAATCCTTGTGGCCCTTGTGGTCCAACTTCACCTGATGGTCCTTGTAATCCTTGTGGCCCTTGTGGTCCAACTTCACCTGATGGTCCTTGTAATCCTTGTAATCCTTGTGGTCCTTGTGGTCCAACTTCACCTGATGGCCCTTGTGTTCCATGCACATAATCCACACATGATGTTATATTTTGAGAACTATAATTATCAGCAGCATAACAAAAATATTGATTTTGTAATTGTGTTTGTAATCGTCTATCTATTTGTTTTTGTTTCAAATAATTAGTATAATCACTTGACGACATATTTCTTATATATGTATAAATAGATTTTGATTATACATATATTTATCGTTTTCTTGTACCACCTATACTTTTCCTCCTAATACGTCTGGTGTTTTTTGATTTTGACCTTGATTTTGATGGTGCACTTCTTGTTCTAAGCGCATCTTTCATTTGCTTTGTTATTTTATCAAATTCCTTTTGATTTTTATATATTCTTTTTGACTCTTCTTCACGACGTCTAATCATATGAAGCACGTCCTTTTTTCGTAATTCTTCACTTGGTAATGACGTTTGTCTTCTAACATGAAGTTCTTCACCATCTCTCATGAAAGAGTCCATATCATTTTGTCTTGATAGTTGACTTCTTGCGAACGGTGTTAAACCTGCTTTGCCCTGTACAGTCGGTCTAGTAAAAAAGGACATATATAGTATTATAATATTTTTTAGTATATTAAATAAATATTGAATATATAATGCCATTTGTTTTACGTAAAGTATACAAGCGTAATTGTTACAGTGTTAAAAGCAAGAAATCCAAAAGGGTACATGCTAAATGTACTAGCAAGAAAAAAGCACAATCACAAATAAGATTATTAAATGGAATAGAAAAAAATCCTAAATTTAGAGAAGCACTACGTAAAACACGAAAACGTTAGAATTTCCTTAGCCATCTACTCAATAACTCTTTGTTTTTCTTTATATCGTATAAATTTTGTCTCATTTTTAAAACGACCCCTTTCTTTTTATCCTTTATCTGTTCATCAGCCTCAGTTTCAACATATGTATTTAAATAATAATTTAGGAATTTTTTCCATATTGTTTCAATCATATATTTGATGATGTTTTCGTCATATAGTTGCCATTCTTCGTGATTACATATATAGACATTATTATCTTTGTGTAAAACCGGTAAATTTGTTTTTTCATTGTGATCCGCTATGAATTTTTGAAAAGCATTTACAGAGCCATCTTCAAACAAAGTATTTATATATACATCTGCCATTTGTGTATTTTGAAGCCATGTTTCCAAAGATATTTTAGGTTTTTCCATTTGTTCTATTTTTTTTACGCATTGTTTTTTTTGTTTTATCAGTTTTATATTTTGATGATAAATTGTTTCCTGTAGTGTTAATACCAGATTTGTCAATACATCTATTTTATGGTTTAATTCTTCTAATGATGTCATTTTATAATAATTATTGGAATACTTATTAATTCATTCAATTTTTTACTATATGTATACAATATATGGCAAAATTGTCATTGAAAAATATTTGGAACAAACAAACAATCTTTCTACTTTGTGTATTAGTTTTTGCTTTAATTTATTGCTACATTAGAATGTCCAATGCTTCTTATTTTGGGAAGCCATTATTGGAAGGTAATGCTCAGTTAACAGCTAATGATTTAGATACAAATCTGAGCACAGCACCACCCGGAAGAGAAACCACTAGTACTGGTGTATATTTAGGAAAATATCAATTGAGAAAAACAGACGACGCAAATCTTGGTGGACAACTTCAAGGAAGCGGTGCTTCTAACCAAGAAACGCATCTCTTCTAAGTCTAAACAGTTATATTGGTAAATTCCAGTTCATTCGTACTAGAAGGCGATGGCTTTTGACGCATTTGTAAATGTGCTTCATCCACTTTTTCTTCGCTCTCAACATCACGTACAATATGTAAACATAAACATTTAATTTCTTTACATTTTGACTTATACATTTGTCTTCCTAATGCTAATAAAAAACCACACATTGTTGTTATAAAGAACGTCCAAAACACTTGGTCGTCACTTGACATATAATAGACGTGTATTTTTTTTGATAAATAATAATTATTAAAAAATCATATAAATATAAATCATGGTATATTTATATCTTGGTCTTATGGTCTAATGGTTATGACTGCGGACTTTGAATCCGCCAGCCTGGGTTCGATTCCCAGTAGGACCTATTGGGGGAATTAGCTCAAATGGTAGAGCGCTCGCTTAGCGTGCGAGAGGTACTAGGATCGACGCCTAGATTCTCCATTAAAAAATGGATGCACTTATAGCTCAGTTGGTTAGAGCATCGGTCTTATGAGCCGAAGGTCTGCGGTTCAAGCCCGCATTTGTGCATTATAATCATATTTAAACTAATTTAATTATGATTCATTCAAACGCGATTTATATTTATGATTACGATAATAAGAAGTTATATGTTGATGTTCTAATTGTAACATTTTATTTGGCGTAGTCTTTATTACTTCACAACCATTACCAGTTGTATAATATATTTTCTTTATTTTTATCCCACTCTTATTTTGTATATCGTTTACACCTAAAACACATTTTTCACATAATTGAGACTTACCATATCCATCACCAAGTCTGTTTGTTCTCATAACAATCATATCATATGACACTTTATGTTTCTTGTTTTGTTTATCGTTATGCTTTCTTGATACTTTACGTAATGCATCCATTTCTGCATGAATAGAGCGTCGCATGTATATGTCATAATGATTCTCGCCATAATTCTGGAGGTTGTTTAAAGCAATACCGTTTTTTGCCAGACCTCACCAGATATGCAGCATGATTGCTGCTTCCACACAAGTTCATTTTAATCCTTTGACACGTTAGCGTTTCCAACAAAAGTTCCATAATTCAAATATACAGTATTGTACTATTTATTATATATCAATTAATGTTTTCAATTTTTTAATAGGAAGTTCTCCTACTTGAATAACTCTTTGTCGCAATACTTTGTTATTTGTTTCATTGGCTTCTTGTAAATCCTTCAAAATATTTGATACATGTATATTCTTTTCTACTTCTTTCATAATTCTAGTATTTTGTATAAATTCCTCAAAAAGTTCTCGTTCTTCATTGTAATTTCTCACTGGAATCTTGCGCTTCATATGACACAATAAATATTTCTGAAAACCTAAATTGTCAATCACTTCATTTATTATTTGTTGATTTTCTCCTACAAGACGATCCACAATGTAATTTGTCAATTTTTCACTTGTATTATATGTTTCGTGATAAAACTGTACACTCAATACCATATATATGTTGGAAAAAATGTCGGCCATTCTACCTGATAATATTTGCTCTTTTTTTATGGAACCCCCTTTTAAGGCTACGAAATTACATAAACAAGCATAATCTATTATTTGTTGGTAAATACTTAGTTTCGGCATAATTGTGAAACTTCTCCCATATAAATATAACGAATGGCACACGATTTTATTGAAATGATGTTTGAAACTATCTTGCTTATCATTCAATATAGAGTCTAATACTTCGTAAATATGTGGATGACTCTTATTGAGTCCTTGACCAAATATAATAAGACTTCGCGTAAGTGTATTAGAACCCTCTACTGTGACTCCTATTGGTACGCTTTTGTAGAATTTCTCCAAGAAATTATTGGGTCCCAAACATATACTGGAACCTGCGTGAATATCCATTGCCTCGTTTAATACAATGCGTCCTCGTTCTGTTGATTGTTGCTTCATTATTGCACTCAATACGGCTGGCGAATTACCTTGATCCAATATTGTGTTTGTTAATTCCACAGAACTCATGATTATCCATGTGTGAAACATCATATTGACGAATTTTTCCTGTATTGCCTCCATTTTTGCAAGGGGCATTTTGAATTGTTCTCTTATTTGAATATAATGAAATATACCGAATGTGGCGACTTTACTAGACGCATTTGCAGTTGCCGGTAAGCTTACACCGCGACCCGCGCTCAAACAATCCATTAACATTTTCCATCCGTTTCCAGCATTTCCTTCACCGCCAATAATATTTTCAATGGGTATGCTTAAACGTCCTTTTAGCGTACCATTTGGGAAACCAACATTCAATGGATTATGATATGTTTCTTGTTTCAATCCACATGTGTTTGCTTCTAGCAATGCCAAACATATTCCAGCATTCCCTTTTTCCAATAAAGAATGCGGGTCTTCCATTTTAAATGCGATTCCTATTAAATTACTCACAGGTGCCAATGTTATATAACGTTTATTGATAAATACGTCAATGTAACGATTTCCATTTGTGTCTTTTTTCAATATACCCGTATCTATGGCTCCTGTTGCATCAGAACCATTATTTGGACCAGTAAGACCGAAACAAGGAATAAAATCTCCATTTGCTAATTTTGGTAAATATTTATTTTTCTGTTCTTGTGTACCATAATTTAACAAAAGTTCTCCCGGACCGAGAGAATTTGGAACCATGGCGACGACACCGAGCGCCGGGTCAACACTGGTTATTTTTGTTAATATATTTGATAACTCTTGTACTGAAAGTTTTATGCCTCCATAATGTTCATTTATAAGGAAACTGAAATACTTGTTTTTCGCCAAATAATGAATGATTTCTTGATAATCCGGATAAATCTTACTATTGGATGGCTTTTTGTGGAATTCTTCAAACAATATATCTAGGTTCTCTTTGGGGAACTTGGATTCTATTTTTTGTTTTTGTGGCAACACTACCTTGCCTTCCATAATTTGTCTATCTATAGATACATTGCCACTTCGTAATGCAATTAATTCTGTGGATGAGATTCTAGGAATAAGCTTCTTTACTTGATGAAACAAGGATTTATACATATACATATTACTTTGTTGAATTATTTATATTTTATAAAACCAATTGTTTAAAATCATACAATAAAATACCCATGTTTTATATAATGTCTAATTGGTTAAATGATAGTAGTGCCAATAAATTGAAAAATACATATTTTCAAGATACTCATAATGAAAATTTTGCTATTGATATTAGCGGAGACGCTGTCATACGCGGTGATCATAGTTTGAGATTTGAAAATACTACTATTGGTTCTCATATTGGTGATGATGTATCTTCTAATTTAATAGACGGCTCTAACAATATTCTTATTGGTAATAATAGCAATTATGAGCGTTTGAAACAATGGAATGTTGTTGATATACAGCAACAAGTAAGTAATTGCAATAAACTAAACAGTGTTGTATATGGTGATGAATATAAGCGTTTTGTAGCGGTTGGAGACAATTTTGAAATCATTTATAGTGATGATGGATATACATGGGTGGATGTCAGTTCTAACGATTTGAGTTACAATAATGCATCTATTGGTGTCAAGAAAATTGTTATTTCTAATAGTGGCGTGTTCTCATTGAATGAAATACAAGTATGGGCGAATATTAATGCAAATAGTTCTCCTAATTTTGTGAATTTACTTGATGAAGACGCTAGTGCGAATTTGACAACATTGAATAATTACGATTTTTTTGATGTAGATAGTAGTTCAAATATTACTATTCATTTTTCAAAACCTTATAAGTTTGAAGAAATCATTTCTATTGTTCTTTATAATCGTCATGTTAATAATACGGATATTAGTGGTGCTACTCTATTCATATATGATGACGAAGACAATGAAGTATATAGTAAGGTAATGGGTAGTGAAAATATAATACAGTTTCAACATACTAGTTTTTATGATTACGTTGCGGATAATAATATTCCATTAAGTGGTGCGGATTCATCTACAAATATAATTGATAGTGATGTTAGCTTTAATTTTAATAAAGTTCGTATTAGTAAATCCAATTCTACATTTTGGTTAAGCAATGTTCGGTTATTAAATGAAACGTCATCTACTGAAATTGAAAGTGTTGGTGTTAATGGTAATGATTTAAGTTTTAATAAAATTATTGTGGATTTTAATGATGAGGACCCCAGTGGCAACCCTGCTCGTGATGATGTGTCAATTATTGATAATAAAAAAGCATCATCATCTACTGATTATGGCACCAATTTCACTTATGATTTGAGCGATAATTATATTACGCTAAGAAGCTTACAATATTTGAAAATTGATAATTTAACGGTTGGTAGTAGTAATATTCTTACAAGCTCCACTGTGACATTTTATCGCGATGAAACTGCAATATATAGTTTTGATTTTACATTTAATGCTTCTGATAGCGACCCAACACGTGTAAGTGATGCATCTTTTGTGTTTATTGGTCCAGACTATGCTGCAACTTATGATTTTAATGATCCTACTGTTGATAATTATAAAAAAGTAATATTAAACAATAATGTTGGCTCTACTTCCACAACTACAATCACAGACAATAAACTTAATAATGTTGATATAGATGTCGCATATAATGAACCTCTTACTATTAACTATGATGTTTCGTATTCTAATTTTGATTTCAGTAGTTTGGTGATTTATCCTGGTGGAATATTAACAAATGATAATGCAAGACTAGAATCATTATATGGTGTGGAAGTGGAATTTTTACTAGATACAGCTGTTCAATACAAACATAAAATATATGATATCAGTGTAAATGATTTAACAGCAAAAGCATATAGATTTGACGGTAATGGAAATAAAAATTTTTATGATGGTAGTGGTGATGGTGAATATAATGGTAGTGATATATCTTTCAATGATTTTGTTGAATATTATAGTCAAAATTACATTATAGATAATTATAATATTGTGGGTGGAGAAAAAGCAGTTAAAGTAATAAGTACCATTCCAACTATTCAATCATACGATTTAATTGGAAGTCCCGCAATAAATAATAAAAGCCTGAATAGCATAGCATATGGAGAAGTAGATGGTTCGGGTGTTTATGTTGCTGTAGGTAATAAAGTGATTTTATCAAGTACAAATGGTTTCAACTGGAATATAACAAGTTTCAAACCACAAGATACTATTTATATTGATGAAAACGATAATGATAAAATAATTACTGGCAATGATCAAAATTGGGTTTCGGTTGCATTTGGAAACGGTAAATTCGTTATTGTGGCGCCATATAACAATGCTTATTATAGTGATATCAGTTTAAATAGTACCACAAGACTAAACATATGGCAACAATACAGTAATTTTCTAATAAGTAATGTTAATTTTAGATCCATTACATTTGGAAACAATATATTTGCAGTAATTAGCGATGATGGGACATTTAATATTGTATATATTAGTGATGGTAGTGGAGCGAGGCCATTTTTTAATGATGTGATTACAAGTAAAAAATATATTAGTATATCTTTTGGAAAGAATCAATTTGTAGCAATAGACCCTGAAGATGTTAGTGTTAGCAGTGACGCAAAAGAATGGATTTCTGTGAATGATAATAATTTTATTGACAGTTCATGGAATAGTTTGCGTTTTTTAAACAATCAGTTTCTTGCCGTCTCTAATAGTGGAACGAAAAAATTGGCATATGTAAATGACCCTAATTCATCATGGAATAATTTGCGTATTAAACCGGGAATATGGAATGACATCGCATATGGTAATGATAATTATGTCATAGTTGGTAATAGTGAAAATGACAATAGTGTGGGTGCTCTTTTAATTAATGATGGTGTTCTCAACAACAGTGTTGTTTTGGGAAATACTAGTGAAGCGAACTATCATAATAGTTTGGTTCTTGGAAATAATAGTCATAGTGAAAATGAGAACCAAATCATCTTGGGTAATGCGAATCATTTTGTGGGTATTAGACAACATGACCCAGTTTTTCCATTGGATGTTACTGGTAACATTAACTTCACAGGACAGCTATTACAAAATAGTAGTGAGAACATTGGTATTAAAACAAATAATCCACGTGTGACCCTGGATGTGAGTGCAAATGATGCAATAATTGTGCCTGTTGGTACTACAAGTCAACGCCCCAATTCCAAAGGCATTGTTGGTGCAATACGTTATAATATTGAAACAGACCAATTTGAGGGTTTCGGAACACCTTTTGATGGTGATTTTTTGACTGGAGGATATTGGGGGAGTCTTGGTGGTGTGAAAGATATTGATGGTGACACATATATTACTGCACAAGTCAGCAGTATTGATGACGACGTATTGCGATTTGTGAATGATGGTAGTACAAATATGATTATAGATGCCAGTGGTCGTGTTGGTATCGGAACCGATGTTAGTTTGAATCTGTTGGATGCTTCTGCATCATTACATGTATTTGGTGATTCACGCATTGAAGGTTCTCTTTTTTTAGGAACAAAATATCCTGAAGGTGGTACTGATAGTACTGATTTTGCAAAAATTCATATGGATATAAATGAGGGAACGAATTTAGTGATTGAATCCGGCGATGATGCAAGTGACAATATTATTTTCAAAACGCAGGATACTGAATTAATGAGAATAAGCGGTAATGGAAATATTGGTGTTGGAACTACAGAACCAAATGCAAAATTACATGTTTTAGGTGATTCTCGTATTGAAGGTTCTCTTTTTTTAGGAACAAAATATCCTGAAGGTGGGACTAATGCAAGTGATTTTGCCAAAATTTATATGAATATAAGTAATAACATCACAGATTTAGTGATTGAATCAGGTAATGATGTAAATGACAATATTATTTTCAAAACACAGGTTAGTGAAAGAATGATAATATTAGGTAATGGAAATGTAGGTATTGGTGAAACGAATCTAAATAGGAAATTATACGTGAATGGTGAAATTGAAGCTAAAACCGATATATATGCGCAAACTTTCAATGCATCATCAGATATACGTCTCAAAAATAATGTGGAATCCATTGAAAATCCATTAAGTAAGATTTCCAAAATACAAGGTGTTGAATATGTATTGAATTCTGATACTACTAATAAAAGACAAATTGGATTTATTGCTCAAGATATAGAAAAAATTATACCAGAGGTTGTATATACAGATAACAGCGAAGAAGCATATAAGTCTATATCATATGGAAATTTAACAGCATTATTAGTAGAAGGTATCAAAGAATTACAAAAAGAAGTTAATAGTCTACGTGAAGAAATTAAATTTCTTAAAAAATAGTATATATGAGCGGTTACTACATAAAAGGAAGAGATGGTAGTTATTATGATATATTTGATAGCGGTTATTTTGCTCCTAAGACAATATTCTTCCCTTACTCCTTTCAAGTTGATACTGCATGGAAAGACACGACAAATAATGATATTACAATAGAAGGTAGAAAATTTACTGATAATACAAATCCCCAATATAAAGCAACCACGAATAGTACATTTAAAAATTCTGATAATAATGATATATTTAGTACATCACAATTAATAACAAAATATAACATTCAATATGAATCTACTAATGATGACGGTATTGATGTTGATAAGCGTTTCAACAGGTTATTAATTGTTGCTATTGGTGGTGGTGGCGGTGGTGAGAGAGGAACATCCGGGAGTGGAGGATCTCCGGGTCGCACAGGTCAAATCGTGGCGAATTCTATTGATATTTCTGAGTATAACAAAATTAAAATCCAAATTGAAATTGGTAATGGTGGTGCAGGCGGTAATGGCAAGAGTGGTGCTAATGGTTATTCTGGTGATCAAACTAATGTTACGATAAAGAGTGGTTCGTATGTAGTGGGTTCAGTGCAAGCTAGTGGTGGTGGAGGAGGAGGAATACTTGGCATAAATGATTTCACATACACACAGCCAGGCCCAACGGATTTCAAAGATGTAAATTATACTGTGGATAAAAATTCCAATGACAATGGTGCCGGTGGTGCAGGAGGAGGAAAGTATAATGGTGGGTTATTTTATGAGTCAGGATATGATGGCAAATATGGCAAAAAAGGTGTTGTGTATATTTACTATTTTCATAAATAGAAATATTTGTATAGTCATAATTATACAAATATGAATCTAGGTATCTAGAATTGACTAATTGTGCCACGTAACACAAGGTCAGTCATTGTTGTATTTCCACTAACATCCAATGTTGTTTTTATATTTACATCTTGTGTTGTTGTACTTCCACTTACTACAAAATTGCTATTAAAGCTCACATCGTTATTTACATATAGATTGCTATTAAAGCTGACATCATTCGTCACATATAAATTATTCAAACTAGAATCATTAGACACCGTTAAATCGCGAAAAGTAACGCTTTCGTCAAATTCACCAATAATAAGCAACTTCGTATTTGGACCACCCAAATTTATATTTGTTGCATTTGCTCCAATATTGATTGTATCAATGACACTATCATTCGCAATATCAAATACACTATCGCGTGTTCTTATGGAGCCATTATTTTGAAAGATTAAGTCATTATTAAATACTGCGTTTCCATATAAATCTAAATTACTATTGTTTTTGGCATTCAATATATCCGGTATGTATAGCTTGATAATTTCATCAACTTGTGAGGGTGATGATGTAACATTCAACAATACATTATTTTCATCGCTCATATACAGTTTATTTTTCGTCTTGTTTTCCAACAAATATGCATTTCCTGAACTGTTTAATGAAGCATCATTTATTTGAACGAAACTCTGAAATCCATTTATAGAATAAAATAATGTATTGGAACTTCCATCAATTAGTATTGCGCGATTTTCGTCCAATATAAAAACGTCAATGAAATCGTAATTGCCGCTTATATCTACATAGGATGTGCCATTGGTTGTATAACTTATTATATTTGTGCCTACTGCCATATTGACATTTTCATTATATACATCAAATGCTTTATACGGGCCATTTAGAGTGTTATGACTCGCATCATAGTCCATATTTACATTAGAGCCATCATATACATATTTGTGTATATCATTTGCATATAATGCATACAAGTTATTGTTATAACCATTGAAATCTATAGGTGCTGGTGGTGATTCTTGGTTATTGGTTATTGGTGTCATTGACGCATCTTGGGTATATGAACCATCTGTAAAATCAAAAGCAAAATATTTTATTTCGGTTTGTTTTATTTGAAATACAACATTTCTACTAATATCTCCTGTTGTTGTTTCTACATTTAACAAAGGAGATACATAGATGCCATTATTGGCACTTTCAATAGAAAGAGAACTTATATTATTATAACTCTCGCCTCCATTATTTGAATAATATAAAAACCCTTGTGTGTTTGTACCAATAATGGAATTAGAATTATCCAATACATAAATATTAGAAAATGGTTCACTTTGATCAGTTAATTCCAATGTTGAACTATATTGGAAATTATCGCCACCATCATTTGAAATTAACACATGGTATTTCCTTTGAGTGGTGGTGGTGTTGGTGGTGGTGTCGGTGGTGGTGGTCGTATCATAATGACTACCAATATAAATCACATGATCTTTATTATTCTTATTGTAACCAAGATTTGAAATATTAAAATCAGAAACCTGCATTTTCATCAAATTATTGTTTTGTATTAACACACTGCCATTAATAAACAAATCGTGGTCTGATGATACACTATTTGTATTTACAGATAAATTCTTAGAATGCTCTATTTTCTTTTGTCCGTCTTTTATTATAAATGCGGGTGGCTTCTGTGATATGTCCTCAGAACTAATAACGTCAGCTATGAGCGTGCCTTTTGATGCGTCTTCTAAACTCGCACCGCCAAACAAAACAGATCCCGTTTTATTGGGCGTAGTCATATTTAATCGCGTAATAGCTTCATTGTCTCGTGATACAAGCGTCAATGCATTACCATATTTATTAGACGCATATTTTTCATAATACGTATTTGTACTAATATCGTAAATAATCGTGTTTTCATCAAAAATA